CAGGAACTTCTATTTTAAATATAAATTTAGCCATTTTCAATATATTGAGAATTTCCAGCGAATTTATTCTCCCATCTTCTCCTATTAATAAATAAAAACTGTATAATTTTTTTTCATACGAAACGCTTGAAAGTTCCGTTACCTTCCTATTTAAATTAATCTCCACATATTCATCAGAATTATTTTCAAATTTATCAATATTTTTTACAAATTCCAGTTTTTCTATTCTCATAAAATTCTCCATTTTTTATTTCTTTTATGATTTAATTTTTTCTGTTTTTCTATTTTTTCCAATTCTTCTAATTCTCCATTTATTTTCAAAGCTTGACTATATTTCCCTTGCTTTTCATATAATTTGGCTAAACTCGTTAATGCAAGTTCCTTATGTGCAAGTTCTTTTGCTTTTAAAAGACTATTTTCAGCCTTGCCGTAATCTCCTTTCATTTCATAAACTTCTGCTAACAGACGCAATAATCTTGCTCTTTTTTCTTCAATCCGTTTTACATTGTCTTCTGAATGTGAAAATAATTTTTCCGATTCTTTTAATAACCATTCTTCAGCTTTGTCATAATCTTTTTTCCACATATAAAGTTCCCCTAGAAGTCTTTCTGCATTCGGATATTTTTCATTAACAAGCTCCTTGTAGAGTTTTTCAGCTTCATCAAAGTAATCGTGCCTCTGATAATAAAAAGCCAAAGCATTTTTTACCTCAATATTTTTGTTTAAATTTCTTTTAAATGCTTCCACCACTTCGCTATTAATTTCTTTCCTTTCTCCATACATCCACACTCTAAACAAGGTATCTTCCCTATAATCTCCCTGATCCATTGCCTTTATATAATATTTTCTTGCATTCGTTTCATCTCTCTGATTAGCATAAATCTGTCCTGCAAACGCACTTGCTTCCTTCACTCCTCTGTCCGAGCCTTTTCTTGCCCATTTGAGCGCCTTTTCTTTTTTCCCTCTCGCACTATAGTTTCTTGCTAGATAATAATCTGCTATTGGAATATCCTTTTCCACACTTTTAAAATACACTACCCCAATTCGTAAATATTTTTCCTGAACTTCTAGCCCCTTTTGCAAAATTTTTTAATTTCATACCGACATTTGCAAGCTGTTGTTCGGTTTTGGTAAATTCGTTTTTTAGCGTACGCCCGACGGTTTTACCCTTGATCCCGATTTTATCTAAAGGCATCGTGATATTATCAATCAATTTATAAACCGTTTCGATCGCGTATTTTGTCGCCATCACAAATCCTTTTGCAGCTTGCAAAGCTCTTTTATCCGCGCCCTATAAAAAAAGCGGATTTCGTCAACCGTTATTTTTTCCAAAGCCGGCAATGCGTTATAATCCATGCAAATTTGCAATAGCTGGAGATTAACGCCCTGCACGCCGTACACTTTTTTTTCTTTTCCGTCGATTGCACATACGGACATCAAACGGATAAAAAAAGCGTTGCAACATCCCTAAAAAAAAGCCAGTCGGATATATCGATTTTCGAAAAGTATTTCACTTCCTTGCCCGTCATCGCCGACACAAACCCTTGCAGTTTATGAACGGACTGTTTATCGCTGTAATTATCCATCGACATAAACGCATGTCCCGTGGGTCGTTTTATCATCACGGTATCGCCGGCAAAATCATCGGATAACGACGATATGGTATAGCTGATATTCCTACCGTCAACTTCAACACGGCCGTTCATACACGCTTTTATAAAGCGTTCTTTCAGCGGTTTAAATGCTTCCGCGTCTTCCGCCGTCATTGCACTTTCATCATAATCAATTTCATTCATTTCACAAAAACGCTCAAATTCCGCAACGGCCGTATCTCTATCGATTTTAATTTCTCGCTTTTCGTCCATTTTTTACGCCCCCTGTTTTTCGATTTTCCCTTCAAGCGAAATACTTGCCGTTCCTTCTTTGAATGAGATTTCTATATCGTCAACGATCTGTACCGACCCGGCAAAAATAGCGCCGTCGTTTGCCGTGCCGGAATAGTCGAACATTTTGCCGGAGTTTTTCAAATCCTGCAAAAATTCATCATCGCCGGCGTCGAAATCAATAACCAAACTGATACCTTCAATCGAATCGTTCTTTCTCGTTTGGGCAACTCGGCTCGTTCCGTCGCCGTTCGGTTTTACTTCGTTGTTTTTCCCGCCGAGCTTCCACTTCGCATCGTCGTCCGCATCGCACGTAAAACGGCGACCATTTAATGTATGACTTTCAAAAGGGCCTGCAATCATTTTTATACCTCCGTTTATTCACCCAAATAAAATCCGAAATAAATATCGGAATCCGAAATTTCAACATTGCCGGACAATTTAACGGGAAACTGTACGTTTACTCGTTTCGGATTGTTTTTGTCGATTTCAACTTTCATATTTTTTTTGCTGAATTCCGGCTCTTGAATAATCGCTTGCATTGCGAGCGAATCGGCGAGATTTATAAACGATGTTTTAATCGTTTTCGGCTGTACCGCTTTTTTGTTGTCCGTAATTGTTGTATCGCTTACAAGCGGCGCACCCTTTAAATTGTCCGCCTCCATAATAAGACGAACGTTAAAGACAACGTTTTGTAGTTTAACAAGATCGATAACATAGCGCTTACTCGGAAACTGCCCTTCATTGGCAGGGTGATAAAACGTTACAATGTCGTTTAACTCCGCAACGTTGCCGTTTTTAATATTCGTCGAAGAACCCTTGTTTACCGAAGCGCTTCGCTGTATGTAATTTTCTTGAACATCATCGGCACCGCAATGCAAGCCGGTTAATAAGCCCTTATAGCCTTGCGCCGGATTGCTGTTTGCCGTCGTAACAACATCGTTGACAAGCGCGCGCGCCGCAACAACAAAGGGCATTTCGCGGGTGCCGACGGAAACGACCAAAAAATTGATTGCATCGTTTTTTCGTGTATCCGTTACCTTTGTGCGTTCCGCCAATGCGTCCGTACAGCCGTGGCAAACGAGCAGCGGCTTTTTTTCCAAAGCAGACCAACGGTTTTCGCCGAACGCCTGATAGGTATCCAGCCGCGATTCTTTTTTATAATCAAAACAATCCAAAACAAACGTTTCCCACACAACGCCGATTTTCCCCAGTGCGGTATTTACGTCGGGGTCTATTGCTCCGCCTGCAAATTTTTTCAAGCTGAACGTTACACCGGGGATATCGGCAACAACTTCAAGTGTGATCATGCTCGAACTTTCCCCCGACCATTTTGCCGTAAGCGGTATTTCGTCTGCTTCTGCATCGCCGGTTTTGGCAGGCATATTTAAAACACTGTCAACGGCAGTTTTAACCGCCGCTAAAATCGCTTGTGTGCCATCTCCTTTTTTTACGGCAAATTCGGCAGCGATACCGCCGACATACACCGTGCCCGATCCGTTAGCCGTCGCCCCCTCCGACGGTTTGGCAACCGTAACGCCGATTGCACCTTTCGCCGCAACAGCCGAAGCCGCTTTTGCAAGCGGATAAATAGTTACGGGAAAATCGGCACTTTTTCCGTTTTGCGGAAAAAGCTGCAACGCCGCAAGGTGAAGGGGGCTTCCATACCCGTATTTATCTCCGACGGCATTTGCGCTGCCTTCGATTTCAAATTTTTCAGCGCTGAACACAGCATCGTCGTTTCCTTGTCCGATAATTGCCAACCGCTGCGGAAGCATTGCCGCTTTGCCGGTATTGTAATTTTTGTATTCAACGCTTACACCGCATACACGGCTCACCGTCGTTGCCGAAAGTCCCATAATAAACTCCTTATATTTTTATTAAAACTTCGCCGGTCTTAGTAACCGTTTCAAAGTTAACACCCTCAATAACAACGCCCTCCGCTTGCGGCGAATCTTCGTAAAACGACACGGAAAACTCCATACGCGCAACCGTTACCGCAAGCGCACTTTCATCAAGATTTCCGGGACTGCCCGTTTTTATTCCGAGCAAATCCCTTTCAAGTACCACGCCGCGCATACCTAAGTATGCGTAATGTCCGCTCATTAAAATATTGCGCACAACGGCGGCGATACGCCATGCTTTTAACGCCGCCTGTTCGGTATCATTTCCGCCGGACCCAAAATTGCCGCATGCATAACAATCCACAAAAAATGAAGCGACATACTTTTTTCGCCCGATCGCACTTCCGTCTTTTCCTTCCGCCTTGCGCGTTTCGTTTAAACAAATATTTACAAGCGGGAAGGGGCTTTCCCTTGCTTCGTTTTCCGTTAATTCCCACGGGCGGGTAGTCTCCAAATATACCCCGACGTTAAAATCTTGCGCATTCGGACTGCCGGATTTTACTGCGATGTCATACTGATTGACGTATTCCGTTTTTAAAATGCCGGCAATCATATCGCGGATTTTTTCAGCGTTATCGTTTTTGTCCAAAAGGGTATGGATCACCGCATTCATTTTAAATCCGCCGACAAAATCAAGCGCCCGATCCCGATTGTTCTATCCGGCTCATAGCGCACGACATACAAACGATATTCCGTACCGGATAAATCCTGCAAAAGAACACGCCAGCCTTTTTGCGGCACTTCTTTCGTTTTCTTCGCAAGGGACGACAGCCGATAGGTTGTCGTTATCGTCCTGCCTTGTACCGGCGTGCCGGTTGTATCCAACAAATAGCCGATGTCACCGACGGAACCGGCTAATTCAAACCTGTTCCCCTTTTTGTCAAATAAAAAAAATCGGGAACCGCTCAAACTTGTATCTTCCAAAGTGAAAGACAAATCTTTTTCCGCAAGTTCCCGAATATTCATTTTTTACTTACCCCTGCAAATCATTTAAAACCGAAACGATTTCGTCTTTTGTTTTACTGTCGGTTTCTACGCCAACCAGCACGGCAAACTCTTTCACCTGTTCGTCGGTTGCCGCATCGGCACCTTTGACAAAATCCGCAACGGTAGCCTTCACCAGCGCCGCAATTTCGTCTTTCTTTTTCCCTTTTGTATCGATTTTCAAACCGACGGCGATTTTTTCAAGTGCTTCCTTTGACATTTTTTCAAACGCTTTGGCGGATGAGCCAGCCCCTTCGTTTTCGCCTGTAGAATCGGCGTCGGTTCCCGCATTGGTGATCATACCCTTTGCGACAGCCGTCGAAAATGCTTCTTTATTTCCGCCGAATACGGCGACGGAAATTTCATCTCCTTCGCCGTACATAATTCCATCTGCTGTAAAAGCAAACCCATTTTCTACAACATATTTACTCATTTTCCCCTTCCTTTATGCGATTGTCAGACAACCGAATTGATCAATCGAATACGGCCAACAAAGAGGGCGGCTTTTAATTTCGCCGATATACGATTCGTTTTTGGGTTCCCACCATACGCGCGGACGGAAATCGTATTCGTTTCCGATTTGAATTTTACCGTCAAACAACTGTCCGAATATTTCATCAACTTTAATCGTCGGAATACCGCCGAACATTTTTCTAAAATCCAAATCTTCAACGTCCGGCAAAAAGATGACTTTGTTGTCGTCAACGTATTTAATTTTTGTCTTTTTACCGAATTCGTTGTATCTCGCATTGTACATCCACAAGTCGTATCGGCCCGTTCCGATATCGATATAGCCCATATACTTGGCACCCTTATTTTTCAAGGAGGGGTTAAGCATACCGAGCCGCAAGCCGTCTTGTTTTAATGCCGTTTGTACGGACGAATCCGCAATAAATTTTTCCCATGCATTTTTCCCGAAAATCAAATTGGACACTTCGCAAAAACCGTCATCGCGGATAACGTCGGCAAGCGCGGTTATATCCTTTTGCACTGTTGCGCCCGAAGTACCCCACGCAACTGCAGCTGTCGGAAAGTGCGAAGCCTTCGGCTTTAAATCAAGCTCATACGTCGCCTTTCCGTTTTCATCGGTCAGCGTAATTTTACCCGTCTGCAAAACCTGTGCGGCTTGCAATTCAACCGAATAGCGAATCATAGCCGTCATTTTCGTAAAACCGTCGATAAGGATTTTTGCGATCTTCCCAAGCCAATTTACTTTTTCGGCATACGCATTTTCACCGGGCATCCGTTTCATAAGCCGCGCGATGTTTGCGGGTTTTGCCAGTGCATAAACAGGAAACGGTATGGCGTTGTTCTGAAATTCATCTTCGACAAGCAGTACCGCGCCGGTACTCAAATCGCGGACGACAGGAGCAACATCTTCGCCGGTACGTGTAAAATCGTACTCGAATGTTTCTGCGTCAGTGAAAGAATCTGCGGTTACTTTAAAAAATGAAGACAAAAACCCCATCTTGTTGATGTTTGGTTTTTGATTAAACAACTCTACAACCCTTGTAATAAAATTAGGCATCATACTATTCAACTCCTAAACAAAATATTAAATCGGCGTAAGATTATTTTACGCCGGACACGTCAGTAACTTTTAAGGGCACGATCGTACACGCGCGCAGCATATCAAGCTGTTCTGCCGTCGCGGCATTCCCGTTAATCATCACTTTATCCGCACGTACCTTGCCGGAAATCAATGCACGGAACGGAACATCCGCCGCCGCCCCTTTTTCGTTTTCCACATCAAACGGAACAATCGCCGCAACCTTTTCGCTTGCGGGCGTCTTTAAAACCGCAAAGTTTTCACCGTCCCGTTTTAAGTACGTGCCCGCTTTTATAACACCGTTTGCCGGTACAGCGGCCAAAACGCCGGTTTCAAATTCATTGTCGCCCAAAAGCAAAACGCTTGTATCGATCGTTTTTGTTTCCATTTTCATATAACAGCTCCTTATTCTTTCCCCAAAAAGCCTTTGTCAAATTCAGCCATCAACGCCTTTTCGTCGGCATCGCTTTCGGCCGCTTCCGTATGTACTGCCGGCGGATTATCCGCAAGCCGGTCTTGCACCTGCGCTTTTGTCATTGCAAAATCCATATAGGCAGCCTGCACGTCTTCGTCGGACACCGCTTTTCCTTCCTGTATAAACTTCGCGGCAAGCTCATGCGCGCCGCATTTTGCGGCAAGTTTCAAATGCGCATTAACCCGCGACCGCTCTTTTTCAGTCGCCGCTTTTTCTCCCAAAGCAAAAACTTCGTCATAACACGCCGTATCTTTTGCTTTTAATTCGTCACCTTTCATATTTCCTCCGTTGGTTTGTATAGATTTGTTTGTATCATCCGTTTTGTTCTCAACTTTTTGTATTTGTAAAAGGGCCGCTGCTTTTTCAAGTGATGCGCCGCCGTCTTTTTCCGTATGTTTTTTTAATTCCTCATAACAATTTTTAATTTTTAATTTTGCATTAACGATAAGTGTATCGCGGTTTTCAGGTACGGTATCTTCGTTTTCCGGTGCGGCAATTTTTTCAAATTCATTTGCAAATCCGTTTTCGCAAATTTCGTCGCCTACAAAAAACGTCGTTTCGTCCATAAGATCGCGCACAACTTTTTCCGTCTTTTTGGATACGGTTTGATACACACCGCACAAAACACCGGCAAGCTGTTTTAAATACCCCGCCGTTTTTTCAAAATCTTTATAATCGCCGTATCCAATCGTATAAGGATTGTGGATCATAAAGATAGAATTGTCCGACACTTTTACGACCGCACTCTCATCAACCGTCCGAGCCGCAAGCGCTATATAGCTTGCCATACTTGCCGCAAGTCCGTTTATTCTGACGGATACGGTATGCGTCTTTGCCGCTTCGCGGACTGCGTTAAAAATCGCAATGCCCTCATACACATCGCCGCCGGGACTGTTGATCACAAGGTCTATGCTTTCGCCGTCTTTTATGTGTGTGAGCTCATCTTCTATTTGTTTTGCGGTAATACCGTTCCAATCACCGATATATTTATCTATCGTAATTTTCATAATTTTATATCTTACCTTTCTAAATCTAAAAAGCTATTAACTTTTAAAATTAAAAAATTCATCCTAGCGGATAAAAAACGCGTAACGATTTTACCTTTCCGTATTTTACCGTTTGCGAATTTTCAAGCGGATCCCAGTCGGGAAGTCTGAAATGAACTCTGCCGTTGCATTCCCAACACTCAACAACCGTTTCGCCTTGTTTTGCCTTATATTCGGGATTTTCTTTTTTGACATCACATTTCCAACCGGACAAATACGTCAAAAATTTTGCCGGCTCTAAAACATAAAAATTATCGCCTTGTGAATAATTTTTTTCGTTTACGCGGATGAATTTATTATCAATACCGGCTTGCAATGCGGATTGCGGATCGAGTTCCGTCTTCAAAATTTTTTCCGCAATTTTAATAATGCAAAAACAATAACATCCGTTATTTCCCGCAGCTAAAAAAAACGATTGAATTCCTTTTTTCATAAAAAAATCCCTCTTGTATTTTATTTATACAAGAGGGATTTTTGAAAAGCTATTAACTTTTATTTTTTTTATTTACTTGCTCTGTTGCAAGTTTTATGTACACGATTTTGTTAAATATATTTATACGATCACTAAGACTTTTTCTACGTACCTCGGATCAGCCGAAACAACTTTTAAAAGCGATAAAGCCGCTCCCGCCGGTCTTCGTCTTCCTTGTTCCCAGTTACGCAATGTTCCGACGCTGACATTGAGCATCGCCGCAAATTCTTCTTGCGTTTTATTTATTCTATTGCGTATTTCACTGATATCCAAAGGATTAAGAGTAAAAACTCGCGAAGGTTTTGTTTTTCCTTTTTCAATTAAAACCGCCTCTTTTACACTTTGTTTAAGCTCACCGAACATTTCATCAGACATTCTTTTTCTCAACATAAAACCACCTACCAATCCTTATTATAACCCTTTTATCAAATCCGCTAATTCTTTGATTTGCCTCCTCGAAAGATCACTTGCTTCGTTTTTTGCATAAATATACAACAAATATATTTTCATCTTCGATTTTATAAAATAAATAATCCGTACTCCACCTCTTTTTCCCGTATTTTTCTTACCCCAGCGCATTTTTCTTATTCCACCGCCTCCGGGAATAACTTTGCCTTTTTCCGGATTACACACTAAGTATTCTTTAAATTGGGCATACGTTATCTCATCCAATAGACGATTAACTAATTTTGTAAAAACTGATGTTTCAATTAGTTCCATATATTTATTATACGCCATTGGCGTAGTTTTGTCAAGTGCTTTTTATAAAAAAAGCGGGGAGTGTACCCCGCTACTGTTTTATTCTTTTACAAAGAAATAAATGTAAGAGAATATTTGATCTGTCTAAAAAATTAAAAACCTAACAACATTTTTTTCTTTTGATCAAAATCTTCCTGTGTTATTATCCCATCATCAAGTAGCTTCTTATATTTTCGCAATTCCTCTGCCGGATCGGTAGATGTTGATGTTTCTGGTTTGGATTGATTTTTTGGCTCACTGTCTTTATTTTTTATCGCATTTACAATAACGCTCGAATTAGCAACGGTGTTGTATTCATATTTTGTCGTTCCCTCCGTGATAGTCAATTTCATCGCCGCAAGCCCAGAAACCGCACAGCCTGATATTTTCGATAACGGAATCACTACCTTGTCAGCACTAAAGGTCTTATTAAAAACTACTGAATAAAAATTATCACTGGTAACAGCTATTCCACCTGCACCGGATTTTCCCATACACGAAGTTACCGCATTTATAGTTTCATTATCCGAAATCATGTTAGATAAATTTACATAAACCGGCTTCAAAAGAAAACTAGGTTTTACCCCCAATTCTTTTATTCTGATTTCAAATTTCATATAATCCATAAGAATAACACCCCATATAGATATTATTATATTTATTATATCACATAATTTTCGAATATACCACGTATTAACTTGCCCCGGAGCAAATAAAAATGCGTAACCGGCTTATAACCGATTACGCATTACAACCCGAATTATCCGGCGAAAATTATTTCGCCCGTTTTCCCGGCTTTGCGCGTTTTAAAAAACGCTCATAATCGGACTCGGTAAAAACATAAATTTTCCGCCGGTCTTCGCCGACAAAATCGACATCGTTTTTCGCCGCCCACCGAGAAACCGTCTGTACCTCACAGCCGCACCGTGTCGCAATATCTTTGGATGTCAATAATCTTTTTCCCATAATTAAGCCCCCTTGATTATCCGCACTAAAAAATAAATAGCATACACGGCAATAAAACCGTAAAACAATAATTTAAACTGCTTGCTCATATTGACCCCTTTATAAAAAACATATAGTATAAAGGCGGGGAGTGATCCCCGCCCGCACTTATTTAAGTGCT